GCTGGCGGGAAAAGCTGGACACCTCCGGCACCGGCACCAGCAAGGACCCCGAGCGCACCATCCAAATCCGCATCCCGGCCAGCGTTTGCACCCTGGGCTACCTGCCCTATGTGCAGTGGGCAGCCCTGCCCGCTGCCGAAAAGGCAAAGCACTGGACGCTCAAGCGGGGCTGGAAGGTGGTGCAGGGTGCGGTGCAGAGCCTGACCGCCGAGGAATACGCCCGGCTGGAAAAGACGCACCCCTGCTGCACGGTGGCGGCAGTCTCGGACAACCGGGAGCCCCTGCTGCCGCACTGGCATGTGGAAGGGAGATGACGGCATGGCCACCATCTGGGACAAGAGCCACGGCGGACGCCTGACCATCACAACGCCCATGGGCACCCTGTTCACAGTGCAGCACCGCAGCGGCAAGTGCAAGGCACATATCCGCTGGAACAGGGACGTGGGGGCCAACCTGACCCGGGCCATGGTCACGGGCCGAGGCAAGCTCATGCAGCGCATCATCCGGGACACCCACCCGCTGGTGCCCTTTGACACCGGTATGCTGGACAATTCCGCCCAGCTGGCCACCGACTACGAGACCGGTGAGATCATCTGGTCAACGCCCTATGCAAGACCTCAGTATTATCTGCACCCCCAGGGCGAGGGCCTGCACGGTGACACCGGCCTGCGCGGCAGCTACTGGGCCGAGCGCAGCAAGGACGCCAACAAAGTCTCATGGAACCAGTTCTGGAAAGCAGTGATGAAGGAGGAAACCAGATGACCCCTGCCATTCAGGCCATGCGCGACTGGCTGCGCACCTGCCCGCTGGTGGCCTCCGCACAGGAGGACGGCGTGGCGTTCCGGGTGGGCGGCCTGACCGGCGATGCCGAGGAATACACCATTTTGGACATGCCCGGTGCCCCGGAGCTCAAGCGCTATTTCAGCGGATCCCTCCGGCTGAAAAACTACGTCTTGGCCTCCCACACTGTCTACACCCCGGACAACATCCCCCAGCAGGCAGCGGCTTCCGGCTTCTGGGATGATCTGACCGAGTGGGTGGCCAGCCAGAGCCGGGCAAGAAATTTCCCGCAGCTGGGCAGCGGGCGCACCGTCCGGGAGGTGTCCGTCACCTCCAGCGGCTACATCCTCGAAGCCGAGGGCGGGGCCTGCCGTGCGCAGATCCAGCTGCAGCTTATTTACTATCAACCGAAAGGAGCAACCACATGACCGTTAAAGAAGTGATGACCGGCATCACCCCCAGTGCGGACTATGCCGGCCTGGAAATGGCGGACGACTTCGTGCTGGCGTTCCAGACTGCTGACACCCAGCAGAACGTGAACGACTACATCGTCTGCCAGGAGTGCATCACCGAGCACTCCGCCGCCGTGAACCCCGGCACCCAGGAAAAGCAGTATATCCGCAAGGGCAATGCCACCATCAAGACCAGTGCCCAGCGCACCTTCTCCATCTCCGGTGACCGCACCC